CTCGATGGTCTTGAGTTTAGTGAGGCTTTATCAGGTTATTTTGATAAAGTTTCTTCTATTGTCCTTGCGGACATCCTCGCAGGAATTCCCAATGGGGATCCCTACGAAGAACTCAGACCAGTCCACGGTCCTGGTTCAACCCAGGAGAAAATACTTGGAAATTCCAAGTATTCTCTACAACGGTGGCACACTCGTCTTGAGGCTGAATTTCCTTTTACCGAATATGGTATCGGATCACTCCGAAACCTCGGTGAGGATGATTGTCCTCTTGCGAATGTTGAGTTCATCGAACCCGAGAACGAAGAACCCGTCAGGGTTGTATTCGTTCCTAAGACTCTGAAGACACCTCGTGTCATAGCGATTGAACCTGTGTGTATGCAGTATACACAACAGGCTTTGCTAAAGTTCTTGGTTCCACTAATAGAAAGTAGTGGATATGCCGGTGGCCATGTAAACTTTACACGCCAATCGACGAATCAAGTTCTAGCTCTTCGCGCTTCTGTCGATGGTTGCTTAGCAACAATAGACTTGAGCGAGGCGAGTGACCGAGTCTCGAATCAGCTTGTCCAGACTATGTTGCATGGTTACACTAACCTCTCAGAGGCAGTGCAAGCCTGCCGTAGTACTCGGGCTGATGTACCTGGACATGGGGTAATTCCCTTGTCCAAGTTCGCGTCCATGGGTTCGGCGCTAACCTTTCCCATTGAGAGTATGATATTCCTTACTCTCTGTTTTCTTGGGATCGAGAAGCGTCTAGGCCGACGACTTACCCTTCCAGATGTCGTGAGACATACCGGAAAGGTGAGAGCGTATGGGGATGACTTAATTGTCCCCACCGCAGATGCAGTTGCTGTCTCAGAGACCCTGGAGCATTATGGCTTCAAGGTCAATGAGTACAAGTCATACTCGAAGGGTAACTTTCGAGAGTCTTGTGGTAAGGACTACTTCCGAGGCACTGATGTTTCCATCATTAAGTGCCGAAGGATGTGGCCCGAACCCAGCACTGGGCGCAGACAGATCAGTGTGAATGATATGACTAGTGAGGAAACTTACGAAGTCATATCTCTCGTCGAACTCCGCAATAATCTCTATATGAGAGGTTTGCGAATGACGGCAGACTACCTTGATACGGTGATCAGAGGGATTCTTCCCTTCTGGCCAGACGGCAAGGTTGATTCACCTGGGCTTGTCAGAGTTGTTGACGGACCCATTGTGTCTTATGACACGTGGGATTCGGAACTGCACGTAGGGAAAGTCAAAGCCTACGTGCCTCGGTACAAGTACCGCAAAACGGTACTTGATGGACCCGGAGCTCTGCTCAAGTACTTCTTGAAGCAAGGGTTGGAACCCTTTGCGGACAAGAATCACCTGGATCGCTC